CATCCATATAATCTATGCAATATCTAAGGCTGTCACATAAATGGTCTTTTACCTTGATTGGCATATCCATAGTCTGTCCATCTTTATTCTTCTGCCACCTGTAGAATTGTAACTCTTTAATCATATTGATTGAAGTATTGGTTATATATAGCTCTTTAGTCTTAACTGCATTTATACCACGAATAACTGAGCCTTTATTCTTATTAGCTGGTTGTATATTATATCCTGCCATATAGATATCATTTATCTTCCCAGGGTCTTCACTATCTCCTACTATAACTGCATCTTTAGGTATATTTAACTCTTGGAGCTTTCTTATAATCTCATCTGAGTTTAATCCTGATTGATATAATAGCTCTTGCACATATAGCACATTATCTAATTCTCTAACCTCTACAATAGCAGTTTGATTATTAAATCCCCAGTCAGCTCCAAAATACCTTCTATCATAGCTCTCCGGTAAAGTCTCACATCTTTGCCAATGAGTATAGATTAAATCTTCTGATACTCCCCTTTCTCCCAGTCCGAATACTCTCCAGAAGTTTGGATCTAATACCTGATACCTTTCTATCTCATCTATAACTTCTTGAGGTAGGAATGGGTTATCTCTATAAGTGGACTTTATAACTTGGCAATCTTCTCTTGTCATCACATCATCATAGATCCAGTGGAACGAGTCTGAAGGGTTAAAATCTAATGTAATCTCCCCTGTTGTTCTCATAGCTAACTGCCTCCAGTCTTCTAGGGATAATTCATTAGCCTCATTAAGCCATAAATAGTCTCTCTTAGCCCCTCTTTTCTTCTGAGGGTTATCCATACCTAGGAACTCTACCAGATTGCCATTTAGATTATATGTCTTCAATGTTTTGTTATGGTTCTTGCTATCGTATAAGTTCCAGTTGATAAGTATCTCAAAGAAATCTCTAGCTACAGTTAGATCTAAGGCTGGGGATGTCTTTCTTACAATAGATAAAATCTTACCTTTCTCTTTTAGTAGTTTAAGGATATATTTCTGAGCTATAGAATAAGTCTTGGAACTTCTAGAGCTACCTTGATTGACTATAATTCTTTTATTAGCCTCCCAGTTCTTTTGGAATACTACTGTGGCTTGTATTTTCATTATTTATCAATTAATTCAATTTCCCAATTGTCTTGCACTTTCATAACGATACTTCCAAAAGCTGGTGATTTACCTTTTTTACCAAGTCCACTTTCAAAATTAATTCTTCCATTTGGGATATATATTTTCCCACCTTTTACAGAATTATGAAATTTTGCAGTAGTTAAAAATTCAATAGGGAATAATATATATATTTCATTTTTAGCAATCTGATAAGTTTCCCAAGCTTTTTTTATAAAATCAGCTTTAATAGTAAATGGTGGATTTATCCATATTCTTTTATATATTGTCCAATCTTTATCTAATCCATTAGTTTCTATTGTATCGTAATTATCTATCCCAAACTCTTTAGCTTTTTCTTTAGTTGTAGCTGGATCATAATCAAATTTACCAAATTTATCTACAAATTCTTTAGGTGTATAATATTCATTATCTTTTGTAAATTGTACATTTGCTTTTGCCATAGTGCTTCTTCTTAATGCTTCACTCATTGTCTTGTATCTTCATTATACTAGTTTCTTTTGTTTCTCTTCCTCCCAAGCATTTATCCTTGCTTCAGCTATCTTTATATACTCTTCCTCTCTTTCTATCCCTATAAAGTCAAAACCTTCTAATTTAGCCCCTATTCCAGTTGTACCACTACCCATAAAAGGGTCTAATACAGTACCACCTTTAGGAGTGACTAATCTACATAAATATCTCATAAGTGATATAGGTTTGACAGTGCTATGGATGTTGCCAACTCTTTCCTGACCATTTTCATTTGTTATTACATCTTCACACCCTTTATTCCTTTCACTTTTTGAACTTTTAGCACAATAGAAGAAACGAGAGGCTGAGCCTGAGTCAGCATAGCAACTTGCAATAATTCCAGTTGAAGCAATTCCACTTGGATTTTTAGCAAAACCTTTACCTGTTCCAATTACTGCTTTCCCACTTTTTGTATTCGGAAACAACCCCACCACTTCATCAGAGCCATCGTGGATTAGGTTTGCTGGGAATCTTCCGTAATTGTGTTTTATTGTTTTGTCATTATGAGTTTTGCTTTCAAGTAAAGAGTTTCCTCCATACATACTTCTTTTTCCATTTGAGTTTGTTTTAGCACCTGTTTCTCCAACCCTACATCCATCAATATTTATACCCCCTGTACCATATTTTAAGACATTCTCTGCTACTGTTTTCTCTGAGATAGGTTTACGAGACATTATAATAGGGGATAGATTAGGGGCAAAGTTTTCTTTGTTTTCATTGTCAAATTCACATTTTTGAAAGAAGCGAGAGGCTGAGCCATCACTTGCTTTATGATGAACATCTCTAATTTTGTGGTCTGTGAACCAACTTGTTCCTTTTTCTTTATATGGTTTCAATGTTCCTGTTTTCGTCTCAGGAAACAACCCTACCACTTCATCAGAGCCATCGTGGATTAGGTTTGCTGGGAAGCGGCCAAGAGGACTTGCTTCTGAGTTTATTGGACTATCATTAAATCCACCACGATAAATCTTGTTTGTGTGTCTAGTAGCATTTTTAATATGGTCTAGTCCTGCTTCCACCCTACACTCATCAATATTTATACCCCCTGTACCATACTTCAAGACATTTTCTGCTACTGTCTTCTCTGAGATAGGCTTCCTAGCCACTGTGATAGGTTCTAAGCTAGGCTTAAGGGCTGTCCCCCAACCTTCGTAAGGTGATGAGCCTTTGGTTGCGTCCATAACTGTTCTGTTTTCATGAGCATTCCAGCCTGAGTTCTGACCCATAGCTGTTTTACCTGCTCGTATCTCACCTACAACCTCCCTCTCATTCCCTTGCAACTTATCAATGGCTTTTCCTATGTTGAGCGATTTTGGAAACCCACTACCATACACCCAAGCTATCATATCTCTTATCTCAAACCCTGCATCTTCAATCCTTACTGCCATTCTATGCTGTGTTCTAGTTCCCGCAAATGCTAATAAATATCCTCCTGGCTTTAACACCCTCAAACATTCCTCCCATATCTCTTGACTAGGTACATCATAATCCCATCTCTTACCCATAAAACTTAACCCATATGGCGGGTCTGTCACTATACTATCTACAGAATTATCTTCTAATTCTTTTAACTTCTCTAAACTGTCTCCATGTATTATATTCATAGTGATTATGTTATTGTCTTGTATTACAGATAGGGCAGAGCTGAACTTCTAAACTCAATATTATCTGGCACTTCTTACATTGTTTCTTTTTACCTGTTGAGATTAAGAAATGTTTATGTTGAGATAGGGAAGCGGTCTCTATTTCTTTATAGATCCAAACTCCTTTAAGTAGTTTTCTTTTATCCCATTTAGAAATAGTAGCTCGGTTTACCTTTATACTTTTAGCAAAATCATATTGTGATGCAAAAGATAAAACTTCTCCAGTTTCTGTATTTACCACTTTAATTTTCTTCCTGTGGTTCATTCTGATTTTTAATAATTTCTATTTCAAACTTATTATCTATCTTTTCGTTCTTGCTAGTTATATCTGTGTATGTCTGGTTTAATTTTCTATGCTCATCATCTCTTGAGGTTAATCTATACAGTGCTATCTGAAGTGTTGGATTATCTGACTCATACCATTTATTTCTTAACCCTGATTTTATGTTAATTGTATTGTCTTCAATGATGGCTTTTAATTCGTTAAGTTCGTTAGAGTCTAAAGGAAAATATTCATAAAAAGTTGGTTTGGAGCAAGGCAAGAAACTTACAATCTCTTCAATAAAAATTAAATTATTTTTTAACACAGCTTCCTTTGCTTGTTGAAATAATTTTTCCTTATTGTATTTCATAAATTATTTTTTCTTCTTACCTGAATTATTATATCCTGATTTCTTTTTTGACATAATGTTTTGATAATTGTTAGTAGCTATAATTACTATATCAATTAGTATATAGTCTGTCAATAATGATTATATAGTGGGGAAGTATTGGTTGAGCTAATGGCGCCCACTCCCCTACTCTCTCCCCTACCGAGTGGGTATACCAAAAAGTGCCTTTTAGCACTCCCCTACCCTATCGGGTGTCTCAATATTTGGCTTATATATGCCATTTTGCATTTTTGCCTCTCCCCCGCTGTTTTTTACTGGGGGAGAGGGGTTTTTCAGGGTGGGGGAGTGGTTTATCTTATAATTTCTTGTACAATTTTAGATACATCATGATTATCTTCTGCATGTTTTCTATATCCATAGTATAACCAGCAATAATTAAAAGCATCTATCATTTCTTTTGTTAATTGATCTTGCTCTATTTCTTTATTGTTGCTTCTACCCGAGAAATTACACTCTTGAGATTTAAGAATATCCTCACCTCTTTTTAATGCTCCATCTCCTTTGTTTCCCATATAGCTTCTGGTATCAAATACAACCACAGGTCTTCCACATGCTAGAGACTCTACAACCCCACGACCTAAAGATATTACAATGTCAGCTTGATTAATATCTTGTTCAATAGTGCTTGAAGCATTTTTGAATTTTGCTCTTTGCATATAACTCCAACCTTGTGCCTTACAAATACTCTCAATTATTTCTTGAGCTTCTTCTCCTTGGCATAGTGAAAGCACTCTTCGTTTTTCTATTGAAGGGATAGTCTCAACTGTAAATCTTTCTAAATCTACAGGTTGATTAATTACTTTCTTAATATTATATTTTGTAGCAATTTCCTGAGACACTGCAATGTGTTCAATTTTATCTATAGGAGTTTCGTCTTGTACAATGCCATGTACAATCTGAACTTTTCTTCCTTTCAGGCTTTGAATTAATTTTTGATTTG